TAAGCTACCACACGCACCTAAAAATTGGGGAACAATAACAAACCTACAACCCAAAAAAACCATATCCGACATTGAACGAGGCGATAATTTGTCAATAAAATACTACCGCAACGATTTGGTGCCAGATAGTAATATAAAATTTCAGTCTCATATTGACGTTGATAAAGATATGTTGGTAATTCAATTTAACCCCTCAAAAGAAAATTCGGAATATAAACTAAACAATGATGTAAATAATGTGCAAGAACAAATTAATCGTATTGTTAAACATTTAGAAAAAGATGACGTAATTGTAGATATACCACAAACAAGAATTTCACGATTAGATTTAGCCTTAAATATGGAACTAACTGAAGATTTAGAAAATTATCAAATTGCACACTTCCGTTTGTTGAGTGATAGCAACTTCTTGCCATATGGTAAGAGTATGTTAGAAGGTGCTCGACGTGTATGGAAACAGTTGAGTTTGATGGAAGACGCAATGTTAATTCACCGTATCATGCGTGCTCCGGAAAAGAGAATATTTAAAGTTGACATTGGTAATATTCCTCCAAATGAAGTTGATAATCATATGCAACGTATTATGGACCAAATGAAAAAGACTCCATATTTGGATCAACAGACTGGGGATTATAATTTAAAATTCAATCTACAAAACATGGTAGAAGACTTTTATTTACCAGTTCGTGGTAGTGATAGTGGTACTAGTATTGAACCATTGAGTGGTATGGAATTCAATGGTATTGACGACATTGAATATCTTCGTAATAAGATGTTAGCAGCATTAAAGATTCCCAAGGCATTTTTGGGTTACGAAGAAGATTTAAGTGGTAAAGCAACACTTGCAAGTGAAGATATAAGATTTGCTAAGACTGTTAATAGAGTACAAAGAATTTTGATTAGGGAATTGAATAAGATTGCAATGGTGCATTTATATTCACAAGGTTATAAAGATTCATCATTGGTTGATTTTACATTAGAATTGACAAATCCATCTGTAATTTTTGAAAAAGAAAAGATTGGTATTTGGCAAGATAAAGTGAATCTTTCTAAAGATATGATGGAAACCAAATTATTTAGTAAGAAGTGGATATACGAAAATGTATTTAAGATTTCCGAGGAAGATTCTGATGTACAAAAGAACGATTTAGTAGAAGATGCAAAACAATCTTATAGATTTAAACAAATCGAAGAAGAAGGTATTGATCCAGCCAAACCATTCAATAAAATCAAATCGGAAGAAGGTGACGGAGAATCAGGTGGTGGTGAAATGGGAAGTGAACCCGATGCAGGTGGAGAAGCTGGTGGTGATGCACCAGACGCTGGTGGTGGAGAAGTTCCTGCGCTTACAGAAAAATCATTTAGATCATATAAAAGACCTTCACAAAAAGGTTCACATAAAAAGAGAAAAGATAATACATTTGGATATGATCCATTAGGAAGCAAAGAAAATGTATCAAAATCACAAACAGATCCATTAAGACAAGGATCTAAGTCTAAATCTGTATTGAGTTTGGAAGGATTAAGTGACTTTTTAAAACCTACTTCTCAAATTAAATCGGAATTATTACACGAAACAAAAAGTCTATCATTGTTAGACGAAAAAAACATTATTGAATAATGATTGTAAATAGTATATTAAAAATGATTTTTACTATAAATCTAATATATTTATAAAATAACGAATATTAAATTATATGCACAAAGCTAAGCATTCAAAGTTTAGAAATACAGGAATATTGTTTGAATTGCTCACTCGACAAGTGACTTCAGATATTTTATCGGGGAAAGACGAATCTTTTGCCTAGAACATTCTATTTAAATATTTTTCCGAAAATAAAGAATTAGGCAAAGAGCTACAACTGTATAACTTTTTGGTTAATGAAGTCGCTAAAGACGAAACACAAGCGGAAAAGTATATTGAAATTGTATTAAAACAAAGAGATAAATTAAATCAAAAATCATTAACATCCGAAAAATATAATTTAATCAAAGAAATTAAAGATGTTTATCCAATCAATGATTTATTTAAATCTAGTATTAAGAATTATAAAGTATTAGCTTCAATATACAAAATTTTTGAAAATCACAGTGATAAAAATTCAAAGTTTGATGTAAAAGAAATTGTTTCTTCTAGAACCAGCATAGTTGAAAATTTATGTGGTACTAGAAAAGTAGTTAAAGAAACAGAAGATGAAATGATCAATGTTTATAAACAACAAAATGAAGAAGTTCGTCTTTTGAGTTATAAAATATTGATTGAATCGTTAAATGAAAAGTATAAAGATTTGGATTCAAGTCAAAAAAATCTATTAAAAGAATATATTAATAGTATAAGCAATACAAATTCTTTGAAGAAATTAATTGATTCTGAAGTAACAAATGTCAAGAAACAATTATCTGAATTAACATCTAAAATTTCTGATGATGTTATCAAGATTAAGATTAATGAAACCGTAAAACAACTTGATAATGTTAATAAATTTAATCTCGTTAAAGATAATCAAGTTATGGTTTTATTGTTGTCATATGAATTGATAAAAGAAATCAAGAATCAACTTTAATATGAACAAAACAAAAGAAATTATTAAGTCAGATGGATCTTTGAAACAAAAGATCAAAGAATTAATTAAACAAGTAATAGATGAAATTACTACATCTTCTGCTGCGGGTAGTGGAGAAGGATCTGCTGGTGTACCTAGAGTTCCAACTTGGGTTTCCAAGAAGAAAAACGGCAGAACAGATTTAGGTACTGTTCTTGGATATACTCTTGCAAAACCAGTAAATGAAGCTGCTGATCCAAACGTACAACAAGATCCCAATGCACAACCTCCACAACAAGGTGGTGAACAAGGACAACAAGATCCAAATTTATATGATGCTAAATCTGATTTGAGTGATTTTGAAAGCAGAGTATCACAATCCACTTTACAAAACAAGTCCAGTTTTCAAAATAAAATACTGAGCAAAATTGGAAATAAACAAGTACAATTGAGAGCATCAAAAGGATATGGACAACCAGAAAAAGATTATCTTGTTAATGTTTCTGGTATAAGCATTGATTTTTATTATGAAAAATATGTCATCATAGTAAAAGGTAGAGAACAAGGTAAACAAAAAGAAAGTGAATACTTTGTTAAAGCACCATATCAAATTAAAATTTTAGGTAATGCAGTTGTTACACCTTCTGTTAAAAAGAAACAACAACAAGCTCCTGCAGCACCAGTTGCGCCTGTTGTACCAACAAACGCTGCAACAAAAGGAGTATAATAAATATGAATAAAAAATTATTAGTAGATTTCATAACATTTGATGTAGATAAATCGGTGCTCACTGAAGCAATGGCTAAAGGCGGACCATTTACTGTACAAGGTGTTTTACAAAGAGCTGAAGCTAAAAATTTCAACGGTAGAGTTTATGGTAAAGAACTTTTAGAAAGAGAAGCTCAAAAATATGATGAAAATTTCATAAGAGAACGAAGAGCACTTGGTGAATTGGATCATCCAGACAGTAGCGTTGTGAATTTAAAAAATGTAAGTCACAATGTTAAAAGAATGTATTGGAGTGGCAATGATTTAATGGGTGAAGTTGAAATTTTAACTACTCCAAGTGGTAATATTTTAAAAGAACTACTTAATTGTGGCATTAAATTGGGTATTAGTTCCAGAGGAATGGGAAGTGTTAAAAAGAATGTACATGAAGGCACTGATGAAGTTCAAGATGATTTTGAATTAATTGCATTTGATTTTGTTAGTAATCCATCAACTAAAGGTGCATTTATGTTTCCATCCGGCGAACAATCTTTACAAGAAGGAATTGTAAAAAACCCATTAACTAATAAGTGGGAAAAGGTAGAAGATTTAATCAGAGACATTTTAGGCGAAATTAAATAATTATATTAATAAAACAAATTCAATTTATATTTATATCCATATCACATGAATCACATGAATAACACTCTAATCGAAAACATTAAAATAAAATCGGATTTACAGTATGACTTTTTATTCGAATCAAATCAATACGAACAATTAGATTCTGATCTAAAATTATTTTTAAAAGAATCCTATGATTCAGGTGTTAATTTTTCAATTGACATTCAAAAAGACAAAGTTCTTCTTGAAATGATTGAACAAGATCCACTTCTTTTAGAAAGTATTGACGAAGGATTATGGGACAGATTTAAAGCAGGTGCTGCTCGTGTTGGACAAGGTTTAAAAAATGTCACGGGCATTGGTCAACAAACTACTGATAGTAAAGATGCTGGAGTAGCAAGTTTGTTCAATGGTTTTAAAAACAAATTTCAAAAATCATCTACGCCACCTGCTGCTAAAAAACCAAAAATTGGCGATGAAGTAGAAGAGAGATTTAAAGAAATAGAAGAGAAAACCAAAAAAACCCCACCGATAGATCCAAATCAAGGTTTGAAGATGGTGGATAACAGTAATGCTCCCAAAGGTCTAAAAGACAAAATTAAACAAGCAATTGTAAATAACCCAGGTAAAACCAAATTTCTTTTGGGTGTTTTATCTTTCGGAGCTGGTGTTGCTGCTGCAGCAGCAACTGGTGGAAATCCTATTGCAGGTAAAATCGTCGGTAGTCTTATAAATGGTATTGGCAATGCCGCAATTGCAAAAGCGCAAGGTCGTGGAAACGGAGATGCAGTAATGTCTGGTTTGGGTGGCGCTATAGCTGGTTATGGTCTAGCAAATTTAGGTGCTACTGCAACTAATGCAATTTCTAATTTTGCAACAGGTTTAATTCCTGGAGCAGATCCAAATGCATATCAAGTTACAAAAACTACAGGAGGTGGAGGGGTTCCTAAAGGCGGAGGTGGCGGAGGTGGTGGAGGTGGTGGAGCATATCCATTTGATCAAACAAATCCTAATAAATTATATCCCGACAATGTAAGTGGTGGTGGTGGCGGAGGTGGT